GTCAGCTCTAACGTGATTGGCGACTAAACTATGCTGGTTTTCCTTCTTTCGACATAGTTCTCATGGTGAAGGCCGGCTGTCGGCTCAAAAGGTTCGGCAGCCGGTTCTTTTTCAGAACAAACAAAACCCACAAGCAATATGAAACAACCAGATGAGATAATCTTCGACGCTATCCAAGCCGACAGCGCACTGATGGAGGCCATAGGCGGCCGAGTGGAGAGCACCTGCTTTGAGGTGAGCCCCGACGAGCCCGACAATACCCCCGTTCCATACCTGTTGGTGATGGACGACGGCCTGCAAAATAACCTTACCACTAAGGACACCGTGTGGGAGGGCTGTGAAGACAAGGTACAAGTATCGGTAGAGATAGCTGGAAGAGAGCCTCGCCAGGTTCAGCGATTGCTAAAGAAAGTACGACGCGCCGTTGAGCGATACATCGTGGATATGTATCAGCGAGGCAAAGAGACCCCGCAGCTCGATTCGCTCAGCGCATCGCAACTTCAGTGGGACTGGATGAAACCATGCTACTATCAGCATCTTACCTATCAATGCACTATTAAAGCAGAAAACGACGATGAGCAAGATTAACGACACCGAGAAAAAGCAGCAGCCCGCCTATGTGGAGGAGTTGCTGAAGAACGGCACCACAACCCTACGAGCCAAGACACGCGAAAAGCTGGACGAGATGGTGCAACAGCTACCTGCCGACGTTCGCGTGGCCGCAGGCATAGTGGCTCGCAACCGCGAATCTGGCGAATACGTTCTCCAGGTTGACATCATCAAGTAGTAATTAATCAATAAAAACGATAAGAATTATGACACTAAAAGGACAGAACTTTCGCATCGGCACATTGGTTACAGAGACCGTTGAAGAGACAACTGTAACCAAGTTTAAGGTGTTTGGCATGGCTACCGGCTGCACGGTGAATCTGAACACCAATGCCGACGACAGCGGCACCAAGGACGACGTGGGGATGGCTGCCAAACCTACCATCAACTCGAAGAGCTGGCAGGTGTCGGTAGAAACTCTCAACGTGGTAGATGCTGCTGCCATGCTGACGGCCATCAAGAGCCTCACACCATTCACACTGATCTGGGACGAGGTTTCGACCGCCGACAACCAGACAGCGCAGAAGGCTGCATTCGCTCGCAAGGGCACCGCCTTCCTCTCTGATCTTACACTGAACTTTAACGACCGCGAGAACTCGGCCAAGAGCCTCCAGTTCACGGGCTCGGGCGAGTTGGCAAAGGTTACCAGCGATACCTTCACCACCGAGGTGATAGCCGCAGGCAACTACTCGAAGGGTCAGTTCACCCGTCTGTTCCTGAGCTCTGACAACACCGCTGCACCCGCAGCCGTGATAGCCGGAGCCAAGCAGATGAGTCTGCACGTGTCGATGACGCTCGAGAATGCATCGACCAAAGACACCGAAGGCGACTGGGAGATTCAGGAGCCTACTGCACTGAACTTCGACATCTCTACCACCGCACTTGTGCGCAGTGGCGAGACCATCACCAGCGTGGTGTCAGGCAAGACACTGGCCGACCTCGAAGAAATCTACGAGGCATCGCTGCCCGTTAAGTTCAAGATTGCCAACACCAGCGGAGCCAACAACCGCACAGCTGGCACGGTGCTCATCAGCGGCAGCGTGATCGTGGCATCGTTGACAAACAATGGACAGAACAAACAGAATGCAGACTACACCGCTACGCTCAACGGCTACGGCATGTACACCGTTGGCTCATAATACTAATCTAATAAGGCCGCGCCGTTAATTCTGCGCGGTCTTTTAATCAAAACACCCCGAAGAATTATGAAGAAAGAAGAAATCACCATTCTGGGCGAACAGATAGCCATCGAGTTCAATCTGGCAGTAGAAGTGGCCTACGAGGAAATAGCCGAGCGCCCGTTCAATATTTCCGACATGGTTAGTCAGCGCAACAGCGTAGCCCTCTACATGGCCGCTATCATAACCGCAAACCCTGATACACAGATAACCGTAGAGCGACTGATGAAGGAAGCCACAGGCCCCGAAATCGAAGCACTCTCGAAGGCTGTTATCGCTGCCATGACCGAGTGGCTGCACCTGCCGCAAGTACTCAACAAGCCTGACGACGAAAAACCCGAAGCCGACGAAGAGCCAAAGGATAAAGAAAAAAACTGATTAGCGCCCACGAGCTCTACGGCATACTCGTGGGCGAGATAGGAATCCCGCACACCACGGCGCTCTACGATATGCGCTTATGGCAGATTCAGCAAACCATCGACGGCTACAATCGCCGCCACCGCGATGCTTGGAGTATGACGCGCTGGCAGACCTACAACCTGATGGCTGCACAGTGCGGAGGCGACAACTTGAAGAAGGCCGGCATCTACACTCCGATAGACCTGCTGCCGTTCCCATGGGAGCGAACCGTACCCGACCCGCCTCACACATCGCAAGCCGACATCGACGAGTTGCAAGAACTGATTCGACAAGAAAATGCCAAGGAAAGGCTGCGAGTAAACCCCCGCCCATGATGGCGGGGATTTTTGTATTAATACGATTCAGAGATATGCAAATCACCGAACAGATAATTCAGCGCATCGCCCGCCAGGTGTTCAATCAGATGTTCCCCTCGTCGCTCCGTCAGAGCGGTGCAGTCATCAGCGGCTCGGGTAGCAGCGTGCAGTATGCCGCCGAAGCCGGCCACGCCGCCACCGCCGACTCAGCAAGCAGCGCCAGCAGCGTGCCCTGGACTGGAGTGTCAGGAAGACCAACCAAACTCTCAGACTTTACCAACGATGTGGGTTACATCACTGGTGTATCATGGACTGATGTTTCAGGCAGACCCACCAAACTCTCAGACTTCACCAACGATGTGGTGAGCGCATCGAAATCAGGATCGACGCTGACGGTAACGATAGCGGGCACAAGTTACAGCCTGACCGATACAGACACATGGCGACCGGTGGTGGACAATCTGACCAGCACCGACACCGACAAGTCGCTATCGGCCAAGCAAGGTAGTGTGCTGAAGGGTTACACCGACACCCTCTTCGGCTACTTCGATGCCGACGGCAACGCCAAGAGCGCCCTGAAGCTGACCACAGTGAGCAAGACGGCCTGGGGGCAGACATTCTGGACAAGCGGCGGTGTGCCCGACTCTATCAGCGGCGACATGTCGAGCGTGGGCGATATATCGTTCGCAGCCACAGGAAAGAACATCGGAGGGTTCCTATACTTCGACACCACCAACTATCGCCTCGGCGTTGGCACATCGAGCCCCACCTACCGCCTGCAAGTAGACGGGCAGATATACACCAACAACAGCCTGATAGTAGTAAACAATCAGGCAGCCGTACACGTAGGCAGTAGTACCTCAAACCGCATCAGCCTGCACTGGGCAGCACAAGACAACAACAAGCGCGGCTTGTACGACTCGTCATCGGCATGGCTCATAGGAACCAATGGCACCAACTCGTTCCTTATGCGTGGCAACGTGGGCATCGGCACCGAGTCGCCACAATACAAGCTGCACGTAGTGGGCACCATCTACGCCACTGGCTCAATCACCGAGCAGTCGGACATCAGAAATAAGGATGTGGAATCATACGCATGGGCTCCAGCACTCTCAGCCATTGCCGATGCACCTATCGCCATCTACACTATGAAGGACGACAAGGAGCAGCGCCGTCGCGTGGGCTCTATCGCTCAATATTGGCAGAAGGCTATGCCAGAAGCCGTGTGCGAGGCTGCCGACGGTACGCTGAGTATGAACTACGGCGAAATCAGTCTCGTGTCAGTCATCGCCTTGGCCCGCGAAGTTCGAAATCTGAAGGCGCAGATAGAAATGCTAAAACGCAGATAGGCTTATGGGCATAGTGAATGGACAATACATACAGGGCGACTATACGCTGGCCGATCTGCGAACCATCGTGGAATACAACTCGCTGCATCTGGCTGAGCTGATAGCCAACGGCACCATCAACAAGTTTGCCCGCTACAAACCCGTGAAGCACCCGACGGTGGAGCCGATAACCGAGGCGCAGCGCCGCAGCGTGGCCCACGGCATCATCATACCCGATGTGGTGACAGGCTCGGCCATCAGTGGTGCACTTATCATGGATGCAGCAGGCAACGATTGGGAGTACGACCAGCCAACGGCCAGCGATATGTGCCGACAGGCCGACTTCCGCTGCGAGCGTGCACCGCTCACCAGTCCTGGCTACAACAAATACGCCGTGCCACCCATCCAATGCGTCTACCCCAAGGGCGGGTGGACGTTTATGCGAGGCAGCTCATCGCGCTCGCTTGTCATCTACTTCGACCTCGATCCTGCCAACGATACCGACAGCGGCGACTCTAATCTGCAAGCCACCGACTTCGTGGCCGGAGGGATCGACCTAAACGATTGGACGCTGGTGCTCTATATCGACGACCCAGCCCACTACCTGAGCAATCACCTCTTCGACTGCGACGACAAGATACTGATAGACGGCGAGATTGCAGGCAACACTATCGCCATACCATTCCCAGGAGGCACGGGCTCGTTCTCGCTCGATGTCTACGTGGCCATGTATCGCTATAAGGACGGCCAATACGAGCTGCTGCCACTGCCCAAGCAGGGCGACTACAACCCCACGCAGATGACGCTGAACGTGATAGACGATGCTGCCGCAAGTGGCGGCGGACTTGATGGCAACGACACCGAAGAGATGTTTAAGAACGTGAGCTTCAGCTACGCACTCGACGGCGTGTTCAAGACCGCATGGGATGCCACCGACAACGGCACGGCCAAATGGAGCCTGGGCACCAATGGCGACCTCTACATCTCGATGAACCTGACCAACAAGAGCGGTGCATCGAAGACCATCTACCGCCAAGACTTTACGCTCGACCTGAACGGCAACACGCCGAGCCTCACACCCACCACACTATTCAATGCGCAGAAGTCGGCCGTCAGCTCAGTCACCATCGCCAACGGAGCCACCGCCACGGTGTATATGTATTTCCAGAACATCTTTGGCAGCATCAGCCCTGCAAGCGATTGGAACTCGTCGAACATCAACTCAGACTGGTCGATGGATATGGCCCGCGCAGGAGCCACACTCTTCGGTGGCGACATCTACGCACATAAGAACTCGAACCAAGGATGGTATCAACGTTAAAACCCATATAAGATATGACAGCACTATTTATCATCTCAATTCTGATTCTGGCAGCCTATGCGCTGCTGTATTTCATCGCCCGCCCCCGTTGGTGGCGCATCGCGTGGGCCGTGTGCGCATTCATCGCCGCAGGATTCGCATCGCCCTATCTCATCAGCGTGACACCCGACGACTACCGATTCGTGGTCTATATCGCCCTCAGTCTTTTGGCGATTGCAGGTGTCTATCCACTCGCAGAGAAAAATTAATGTTTAATAAATCAAGAGACCTATGAAGAAAGTAAATCTATCGCAGCTCGAGATACAAGGTATCGACGGCGCAAAGCAGCAAGTGAACATCCAAGACGAAGTGGCCAACCTCATCTACATGCAGGGGCAGTCGATTCAAGACTGCGAGCTGGGCCGCAAAATCTACAACGGCGGACGCGACCAGAACGGCGTGCTCACGGCCGGAGCCGACCGCACCGTGGAGCTGAGCGACGACGAGCTGAAGGTGGTGGCCCACATCGCCCAGCAGTTCCCCTACGTCATCCGCGAGTCGCTACTTGCAGCCATCAAAAGGTAAGGCTGCGAGTAAGTGAGAGCCATGATGCTCGCATCGATGGCCGAACGTGAGCAGGCTCACCGGCACGAAGTGACGGTAAACCCCGCACCGCGATGTGCGCGGATATTAAGATACTTAACTTTGATTTTTAAGTGCACCATTGCAAGCCCGCAGCCAGTCGCGACGACTCGCTGCGGTCGATTTTCGCCATTCAAGCGGTTGACTTTTCCGATTCAATCGGTTCAGTTCAGAAATTCAAGCGGTTGAATATTTCGGCCGCATTTATTAATACTTAAAAAAATATATTAGCAAAATGAGTAAATTAGCTCTAAAGGTAAAAAAGATTGCTTTCAAGCATCCACAGACCAAGAAGGCGGGCTTTGTGGCCCGAGTAGTAACCAACGGCACCGAGGAGTTCAGCGACATCTGCGAGATGGCCGGACTGAACACCACCCTCTCGCCCATCGAGATTGAGGCAGCCTCGAAGCTGATGCTCCAGGCAGCAGCCCGACAGCTGAAAAACGGCAAGATCATCGACCTCGGCGTGCTGGGCAAGCTCTACCCCTCAGTCAGCGGCAAGTGGGTTGAGAAGGAAGACGACCTCTCGCTCTCCGACCTGACACCCCACACCAACTACCGCCCATCGCAGGAGATACGCGAGGCCATAGGCAGCGCCAC